GTGTTATTGAAGCCTTGGTTAGACCGAATCAATACTTCATGATTCCAGCCTTTTCTGCCATGTTTATTCGCATTCGCAATTTCAGCCTCGACCGTTTCTCTTTTTTTATCGGTTTTAGATTTGTCTAAAATATATTTCTGGATTGCCTTCTTTGCACGTTTCACAGAAGCTTCAGTAGAAGTAGGCAATTTGCCTTTGCCGGAACCACCCATGGTCGTTGTTTCGTTCATTCTACGCGTTCTTCGTCTTTTACCACCTAGTTTCGCAGTAGCGTTACTGAAAAGTTTTTGAACTTCACCCATAATTGATGGCATTATTCAATTTTTTATATATATATATGTGATAAAAAAATATAAAAATTTTTAGTATTGGAAACGTGGTCTTTTAGAACGCAACATAATGAGCTAATATTTCTAAATCCAGTTTGAATGAAGGGGACCAATCCTCACCGCAGAACATTTCTGGGTCTGGTTTGTAGGTTTTTACGCCATTTTCTTTATATTCTAAAGTTGTCCAGATGGGAGGGTGGAAAGGATAATCTGTTGGCAAGACAATAGAATATTTGGCTTGTTTTGATTCAAATAAGAAGGAATAAATGTGATTATTCACATCTCTTGGTAAATTGATAATGTTATTTTTTAACAAGTCGTATTCGCGGTATTGTTTTTTGATCGATAAAGTAAATTTGCGGACATTGGCGTCATCCCTTTCTAAACATATGGTTTGGACCTTGTTGAGCGTGTTCTCTAAATTAAAATACTCGTGCATTTTGTCAAGGTGGCATCCTATATGCCGTAGGTGGGAGAATAATTTTTGCAGATATCTGTTCAAATTAATAACCTGATTATGCTCAAGCTGGTCCATTTTTACACGCGTAAAGTTTTTCATTATGGTTCTATTGGCATTTTTGTTGTTGAATCAATTTTTTACGCTGATAATTTACTTCCGAGACTTTTATAAAAAAATCCATTATACGCTATGTTTTTATCAAGTGCCTTGGCCAATGTTTTATCGCTCATATGAAGTGTTCTCAAACAATCATATTTGCAGGAAAATTCTTGCGTCAATATGTTATTATTATCATATTGACCCACACCATCTTTATATAAGATAGGATTTTGAATATGAAATGACGCCTTTTGTTGTTCGGTACATTTATCATATAATATATAAAAATGTCCGTTTGTCAAAGTAGAATTTCTTACTGGATTATCTAGGGCTGAGGATGATTGATATCCGTTTTGAATTGCCGCGGTTTTTCTATCTAGGTAAATACTGATTATGCTAGTTTTATCTTGATTTAATTTTGCTATGTATCCAAGTGATTGAACTTTTGTAGGAACAGTAGGAAGGAGATTATAGAGTTGATTTTGGTCTAACTGGCGATCTACGTATGCCCAACGAAAGCCGTTATAAATGGTGCTTTCCTGAATAGCTTTTTCAATACTTGGGCGTTTTACTTTGGAATCTTCTCGCATACATTCAGAAACTGTTTCGTATACTTTAATCAGTTGAAGAGTATCTGGATTAATTTTTTGAAGACGGGGTCCGACAGTAGATAATGGCTGCTCAAATCCGGTTGTCGTTCTTGTTTGTGATGCGTTTTGTCTTTCTAGCAGCACTTTGTTGGTTTTTTCTAGATTGGCGATTGTGTTCTCCATATTGTTGATTTTTTCTATCATTATGGTTTGATTATCTAGAAGTTGTTGTAAATTTATATTGTTGACGACGTTTGGTTCATAGGTTCGGTTCGTCAATAAATTGTATACGTTGTCGATTTTGTTTGAAAGTTCGTCGATATCTATTTCATTGAATTGATTTATGTTTTTTTTTATCAGGGCAGTTATTGCGTTATAAGACAATTCCTTGCCAATATGGAATAATTCGCGTTCGGTTTCGTGTCCGGGCAAATCCTTTACATTATGGCATCTTATATCAGGATGATTATGTATAAAGTTCTCAAAATCTTTACTGCGTTTTACTAAAAAACAATCTATTATGATTGCTTCCTCGTATTTTGATTTATGTTCATTATATCTGGCTTCCACACCCCGTCTACTTTCGCCGATTTTTATAATATATTCGCCATTTTCGTAAGATTTTATTTTGATTATATAGACCAATGCTCCGGCACTTCCGAATTCTCTCAATAAAATGTTGTGCTTCTCTAAGGATTTTGCTTTTGTGAGATTGTCGATGATTGTTTTATTTTGTTGGTCTTTTGCAGTAAATTCGTTTTTTATGTTTTCTAATTGTAGTTTTAATTCGTTTGATTCTTCATTTACGATTTCATGCATGGTTTCCTCTAATTTTATATAGTAATCGTGAATTTGGTCTGCTTTACTCGTAGATGCCTTTAAGCAGAATCGTTTGAATGCATTTATGGTAAGCATGATGGTTTCTTTATTACAGCCACCGTGTTTCTTTTCTGCAGAATCTTCCTCACCCCGCTGGTTGAGCAAGTTTTTGTAGTCTGTATCAATAACAAAATGTTTTTCTAAAAGAATTTTGGCCTTGTGTTTGTGTGTAAAACCTAACCATTTCCATACATTGTCTAGGTCAATAACAAAATCTTTTTTTGAATTGTATTTTAAATACGAATAAAAGCTTGCTACGAATAATTGCTGGTCTTCTGACCTAAAATTGGTTTTGATTTTTGAAAGCAAACGATTTTGGTAATTTTTTGATAAGCGGGCAATGGGATTGTTTTCAATCAACTCTACGATATTAAGGCTTGTCATGTGTGACATGAATTAAAAGGTGTTGTTTCTTTATATTGTTTTGGTTGCTTTCGATTTATTAAAGGAAAACCAAAATTATTGGTAATTTTGGTTTTCGTGTTGAGAAAGCAAAAATGTTTTAGTGTTTTTTGATTTATTTATAAAAGGTTTACATAGTATGAAGACCTTTTTGAAAAAATTGAATAACTTTATTTTTACCGGTTTATGCCATATTATCATAAAAATATGATAAAATGCGAAAAGTTGGAATGTAATTTTACACCCTTGAATATTTATAATGGGACGCCCTTTGGGCGTCGCAATAGAGATTTAAGGGCAACGTTACCGATAAATGAATTAAAAGGCAAACCTCCTACGGAGGTTTGTCCCATTTTAAATCTTCATCGGTGTAAACAAAGTGATCAAAACAAATATTGCGGGAAACATCAACTTTGTGTTTTTGAAGACGGGACCAAATTAATGAATAAAAAAGTTTGTTCCAACTCCATTCGTGGATGTAGAGCACAGCTTGAGTTAGATTATACGCGTGCAAGGTGTCATGAATGTCTAGAAAAAGAAAGGAATAAAGATAAAAACAAAAGAGGTGCGGTTTTGGAAAAAAACAATGCAAATAATAAAGTTGGTTTATCAACAAAATTTTGCACAAGTTGTTGTAAAGAGTTGTCAGTTGATAATTTTATTGGTGAATTATCGCTTTTTACCAAAACATGCAAAGTGTGTAGAACGGACAATAAATTACAAGATTCTAGACGAGACCGAGAACATCGGAATTGTACGGTTAGAAATAATATAATTCCTCAATTTCGTACATACATTAAGGGTGCACATGAAAGAAATTTACAATTTAATCTGACAATTCAGGAATATGCGAGTCTAGTGAAAAAGCCTTGTTATTACTGCGGAACTATACAGGAACGCGGGTTTAATGGATTAGACAGAAAAGATTCATCTATTGGTTATTCTATAGAAAATTGTGAGAGTTGCTGTCAAATATGTAATTATATGAAAGGGCCACTAAGCGTTGGCGTGTTTATAAAACGAATTGAACATATATTGACTTATCAACAAATTATAAGTGGATTGTTTTATCCAGAATATTTTCCAAATCATAAAAAATGCAATTATTCCCAGTATAAAACTAGAGCAATCAAAAACAATTTAGATTTTTCAATTACAACCGGAGATTTTGATAATATAACAGCAGATTCTTGTTATATTTGTGGAAAAGAAAACACTAAACTCCATGAAAATGGAATAGATAGAATAAATAGTAAGAAAGGATACTCCACAGACAACGCGAAAGCTTGCTGTGCGGAATGTAATTACATGAAAATAGATTATGATTTCGACGACATGATTCATAAATTTGTAGAAATTTACAATATTCATAAAACGTCTAGCTTTGAAAATGAATTAATAAGAACGAATAGATTCAACTAGATCAGTTATAAATATGAAATTATTGTCATATGTCATATTTATAGTTTTTTTATAATAATTTTAATATTTTTTGTTACCATATATGCAGACAAATATAAATGTCTAATTTGAATATGCTACACCAGCCTGGTGTGTTCTCCTAAGTTTCCCTAGGAGCCGGACTGTATCTTAACCCGATTCTGGCTGCTTAGGCCTTCATTATCGAGCGACTACCGTTCAGTCTCTGACGGCCAACCTTTGACTAGCGTGTAACTTAGCGTCTTTAGGTTGTAACCATGCGGATTGCCCAATCTTCAACATTATTACTATACCGGAGTTCTGTTCTCCGCCATATACTGGTTTCCCAAGTATACTTAGTAGTTGAAGCTCTAAGGGGTTCCCCGAACAACAAGTAGTCTTGCAGAGTCACATTCTCGTGACTCTACTAACAATTGGCTTAGTATTAACAGGAGCACAAACGAAGTTTCCGCAAACAGGGCCTGTTTGGTTGCGGCGTATTGTTTTTTGGCACAGCTGATTTTTTCTGTTTATGCCTGACATGACACGTAAAACATTGTAGTTAACGGCGTATACACGGACCTTGGCGGTCGCGATACCGGCAACGGTTCCGGCAGAGAGAACGAGTTGGAGAACGGCGTTGTCAATACGGGAGAAGTTGCACGAACCTGAGGGTTGATGTTCCTCAGGGCGGAGAGCAAATGAGTATACGTTAATTCCAGTATCGGGAGCACGGGTGTGGTGCTGGAAAGGCTGGACTACGTCGAAGTAGGAACCCTCACGCTCAGAGAAACGGTCCTGGCCGTTGAGCTGGAGCTTGGCAGTTACGCAAGGGTTCTCACCCCAGCAGTGCATGTCAAGAGCCGTCTCGGCAAGAACGAACGTGCCAGCATCGGAAACGAGGGAACCGGCCTCGTGGTCGCGACCATACTGATTGACGAAAGGGAGGTATGAGCTGGGAGCGTTACCGCCCCAAGAGTCTCCGAGTGGGTTATCAGCCCCTTCAACCTTTCCATCAACGGCACCAGGAAGCTGAAAGAGACCAGAAGCGTTGATGAAACCTCCGTTGTTTCTTACTAATCCATTAATAGCAACCTCATTGGGACCACCGAAAGCAGAAATGGAGGGGGGAAGAGCATCAATCGCATCAGTGTAGTTGAAGGGTTGGGCTCCGAGGGTGCGGAAAAGAAGACCAGCGGCATCTAAAGATGAGCAGTAGTCAACGTTAGCATCGGGCTGGACAACCCAGATAAGCTCCTTGCAGGGGTGGTTGAAGTTAAGCTTGATCTTGTTGCTGGAGGAACCGACGGACTCATCACCAGTGAACTGGAGCTGTTCGATGAGGTACTCGTGGGGGTTCTGGGCCATCTTGCGACGCTCATCCGTATCGAGGAAGATGTAGTCAACATAGAGGGAGGCAGCAACAAGAGACTGCTGGTAAGCCTGGCTCACGGACTGGGTGCCAGTGGTCTTGGAAAGACTACCAACGGCCCAGAGGCACTCACCAATTGGGCGGAAATCGATGTTGATCTTTACTTCGTGGTACTGTACGAACCACTAATACCCTCTCTTTCGAGATATTTATCGGCATTCTCATTTTATCAACAAAATTACAATGAGAACTGTAGCCGGGGGCTAGACTATATCTTAAGTCATCATAGAAGTTGATTAAACTTCTCAGACCCATAACCATTTAGTCGTTGAACCTTCCTCGTATCCTTATCATAACGGACTTAGAGGCTTGGCTGCTGATTGCCTATTTCAAACGAATTTATTACTTCGTTTTCATCCATGGGATTTTTACCATACCTGAGTTTTTCTCTCAGCCATTGTAAACTTTCGCTCACAACTTGGTACCCAATAAATTGTTTGTATTTTGAATTAAAACGATTAACGTTAATGATGTTATTAAAGTAGTAGTGTAGTATAAGTTTGTTGCTTTTTTGTCGATTTTCCAGTGAAGAAAGTGGTTGTAGATTTGTCCAATGAAAGCAGATTTTTTGTTCAATTTCGTTTTTAAAATCAAACCTGTTAATTGGTAATATATGGTCGATTTGCCAATAACTACCAAAATTTTCCCAATTCATCTTGTCATCAAAGCGGAATTCAAACCATGCTTTTAACCAGGACAAATCACAACCAACATAATTAGAATGTGATTTATCACGATTATTCAGCATCTTATGAATTTTGCTTCTTAATATTTCTGACAATTTGAAATTCAAATCTGTTTTCCTTCGTTCTTTTATTTTCTTTTTTCGGATTGGTAAATATTCTTTTTGTTTTAACTTGATATGTTGTTTTACTTCATCTCGATTTCGGTACTCTTTACGCTGTTGAGTTATTTCTTCTTTGTTTTTTGCTCTATATTCTTTGTTTTTTTCTGTTAATATTTGTTTATTATTATTATAATACAAATGTTGTTTTTCTTTTATTTGAGCACTTGCGTTTTTTCTATATTCTTTCCTGCAATCATTACAATCAAAACGAAGACCATCCTTTGAGGATGTTAACATACCGAATAAATCCACACTTTTCGAAACCTTACATTTCGAACACACTTTTTCCATTAAAATGGAATATACTACTTTTTCAATAACTTTTACTTTATTCAATTTTTTAAATAATACAAATTTATTTTTTATGGCTTTAAGGGTTTCCAGCAATTTGGATATGTTGCCGCTTGTCACTAAGGAAACCTTAGCAACAAGCGACTAGCATCTGGGTTTGGTGAACCGCGTCACCCTGAGACCACAACATGTTTTTCCCAAAAAAGAGCTCAGATTTTTTGGGTTGGATACTTTTCTGCCCTACAGATTTTAAGGCAATAAGGGGGAGAGCGAGACCAGGGTTACGGGAGAACCAGAAGAGGAGGGGAATGTAAAGAGTGGTCTCAGGGAGAGCGTTACGGGGGGCACAAACCTGGCTGGGTCCGCCGGAAGCGGCACAGGGGCCAGAGACACTGGCAAATCCAGGGTCGATCATGTAGGTAAGCTGAGTGGTGTTACCAATCATCTTCCAGTATCCACGCTGCTGCTCATAGGACATGGTAACCTGGTTCCAGATGTGCATCCAGTCACCATACTGACGGTCAATGCGTTGACCACCAATCTCAACCTCAACCTGGGCAATGATCTGCTCACCAATGTAGTTTAACCAACGGGCATAGACAGCACCACCGGTGCCAGCCATGGACTGGTTGATCTCGGGTAAAGTAAGCTGGAGGTAGGTGCGGTAGCAGAGATCACCGTTACGGCTGATCGTGCAGGTTACACGGCGACCGAAATCGGCCTGGCCGGAGAAGGTCTGCTCAATGGATTCCATGGCAAAGTTGGTGTGACGGCGGTAAGATACCTTCCAGAAGGTGATCTCGGGGGTTCCCGTGAGGAACACGTCTTGGGCGCCATAGGCGACGAGTTGCATAAGTCCACCAGCCATATCTTATCGATATTATAGAGTAGCCAGAGAAAATAATTTTGAGAAAATAAAATAAATAGAATTATTTTATTTTTAGGTTAAAAATTCCTAAATATACAAATTAAATAATGATTCATATGTTGAGGTTACAAAAAGCTATTTTAGGTTCTGCGTTTTTTAGTGGTTTTTTTTGATGATTTTAATTTTTCCAGTTTGGATTTGGTTTGTCTATGTTTTGATTTAGTTTGTCTGCGGGTTGTTTGCGTAGTCTTTTTGTGATTTTTACGTTTTGTTTTATTTTTTCGTTTACCACCAATCGCCATTTTTACGTCAGTTCGTTTACCACCAACCGCCATTGTTACGTGAGGCGTTTCTTGTTTTTGTTGTTGTATATCGTGTAAAAACGATAAAACATCAGTTACAATATCTTCTGGTTTTGTGTCTTTGTTAGAATATAATCTTTCAAATGTTTGAAGTACAGTAATTCCCCAGTCAAACCTATGAGGTTCCATTAATTCAATAACTTTTTTTTTTATCTCAACCATTTGTTTTTTTAGTAGGTCTTCTTCTTTTGCAGCAGCATCTTCTTCTTCTGCTGCAGAATCTTGTTCTTCTGCGTCTTCTGCTGCGGGATCTTCTTCTTCTGCGTCTTCTGCTGCGGGATCTTCTTCTTCTGCGTCTTCTGCTGCTGGATCTTCTTGTGCTTTTTGTTGTGTTTTTTTTTCACGTCTATCGTTTTTTTTTTCCCAAAATAGTTTTAAATTAGTATAAAATTCGTTTTCTAATGTTTCTAATTCATCCATTACGCCTCTAGTTAATGCTTGCTTACGAATTGTTGTAGACAAACTATTTCCCCAGCAATACATTTTATCGGGGAAAACCATTTTTGCAAGACTTTTTGCACAATTATGACGAATTATTTTTTTTGAGCCAGCTAGTGCTTCTTCTTCAGTTGCTGGTGCAGGCTCATCATAAAGCAACACATCTCTCTCTTCGCTGCCGGATGGAAGATAACCACTTTTACTGCTACGAGTATGATCTTCTCGATGCTCATTTAACACAGATACTATTTTGTGCAATTTTACTCTAACTTTGGGGTTTTTATCTACAACAAACGCTTGAAGGTTATCTATATGTCTCTTTTCTAATAAAAACATATTTAATACATCAACCTTTCTATAAGCTCTCGGGTCATCTCTTCCTGTAAAAAATGGGGTGTTCATTATATCATCTGGGTTATACATAACGAGTGGTATAATTTCTAGAATTTTTTTCAAGTCGCTGTCTTTATATCCAAAGCCAAATGAGTATATTTTTCCTTCTAAAAGAATTATTGCAAAAAGATGAGCTGGTCTTCCTCCATCAAAATCATAAACACAACAAACAAAAACAATGGGTATTTTAGTAACATCGACATATAGTTTTCCTTCTTGATTTGCTGCTTCTACTAACTTTGGATCTATAATATATTTTCCATTGAAATGTCCATCCTCGGTCTGATCGCCAATCCATAATAAAACAGGATTGAAAAAATTTGTATTTTCAACCGGAGTTACTATATTTCCTAACACCTCTTGCAACTTGGAAAGTTCTAGAGGTATTTTCCCTATGCCAATAAATTTATAAACATATTCCTCATCTCCGTCACAAAAGCGATCTATCATTGCTGAATTTGCATCTCTTACATTTTCAACACTTAGTTGTTCTAAATGATCATCTTGTTTTTCATCTACTTCTCCTTCTTCATAATCTACTTCCCCTTCTTCGTCATCTACTTCATCGTCTTCTTCTTCTTCTTCATCTTCTCTCCCTTCTTCATCTACTTCATCGTCTTCATCGTCTTCATCATGTTCTTCATAATGTTCATCTTCATAATTACCTGAAGGTTCTAAAAACAGTTTAATTTGTGATAAACTATCATTAGAATTAGGATTGTCGAAATCACTGCCTATTTTTCCAATTCTAAACAATGTATTAAATAAATTTAAAGTTTCCTCTGATAAATTTAAAGTTTCTATTAGCTTATCTGGCAGTACTTCTGGTATATAATCGAAATTTCCATATTCATCTAACAATTTTTCTTTAAGTTCACGAATATCTAGAAATGAATCACGAAGATTTTTTAAACCACGAATTTTAAACTCACGCATATTTTCGGGATCAACATCATGAGGGGACCTTTTTCTTGATACAGATGGATCAGTTGATTCTTTATGCATATTTAATAATAATTTAATTAACTAAAATATTATTAGATTATAATCCGACGTTTTTTGCGTATTTATCTAAAATTTGCACCACTTTCATGAGCAAGTTTAATTTTATTTACATATCATTTTTTAAGAACACGTTTAATGTATATATCTTTATAGGTTTACTAAGTCGCCACTAAAATTTGATATTAAGAAGGTCTCTAAATAATCTTCTTGGAAGATTTCGCGGCGGTTCTCGTGTTTCTTAGTGAATATATATGAATCATTTGATTTTTTTATTGACCAACCTTTTTCTAAAGCATTTTGGATGAATATCATTTTTTTCAGTTGAGATTTAGATAGTTGAGGATTTTGGTCGGTTGGTATTTCTAGACTTTTTGTGGACATTCTTGGTGTTTTTTATATATTTTCTGGATAGACGCTTTTTACGATATTTACGAGTTTTTGATTTTGTTATCAATTTACTTCCACCGTAATATGCTCTTCTTCCGCCTGCGTACCCGGTCCTTCCTCCGCCTGCGTCCCTGGTCCTTTCTCGGACTGCGTCCCTGCTCCTTTCCCTAGGAGGCCTCGTGCCATTTCTCACTTCCTCCCTGCCAATTCTCTCTTCAATCACGTCACTCTTAAAACGGCTATCATTGGTCCTGTTTGATAATTCAAATGCTTCATGTAATAACTCTTTTATTACATATACTAAGGACAAAACAGTTTTATTAATAGTCGCTATTTCATGTTTATAAACTTGATAATTCGTAATTAATAAATTTAATTTCTCAATTAGTTTACCAATTTCAACCAAAAAAGATTGATTGGTATTAAAATAAGTTTCTGAATTGGTCCTTATGTATTCAATATCAGCCTCAAAAATAGAAAAATTCAACATGTCAGACCGCAAATCTCTACCGCGTTTTAATACATTATCGAGAAAACTAGATAATTTTGTTAATTCTTGTTCTACTAATATAAAAAATGCTATTTTTTTTTCTAAGTTTTTATTTTTTTGTTTTTCTTCTAATAATTTTTGCTGTTGTTCAAGTAGTTGTCCGTTTAATATTCTTGGTATGCAGTGTGCGAATATGTTGTAATCTATATCTATTTTATTTGGCATCGGCGTTCTTTGAAAAAATCCACACGGTATAGGTGTTGGACTTTCCCGGGTTGTAGAATTTAATACACCTGCCCTTGATATATTAGAAAATGCAGCAAAAGCGGTTCTGTCGTGTGTTCCAACCATCATTTTTTTAACTTCAGTTGTGTCAACATAACAAGAAAACCATGACGGAATTAAGTATGTTCTGTCGCCCATATATTTTAAAGCACTTGCCATATATTGGGGAAGCCCTTTTATATATCCACTTCTGTAATACTGTTTACTAGCAACCATTGGTATATTAGCATCCAACTCTTCTGGTCCGTCAAAGGGATAATTTTTACTATTAAAATGTATTTTCCCTCTATATGTTATAAAACCACTACCATCACTACCATCACTACCATTGTCATGCCCCAATATTAAAACGTAAAAGAATTGACCATTAACTTTCATTGTTAACGCACAACCTAATGTATTAAACAGTTCACTTGATTCTGGGTATGTATTTTGTCTTTTAGTGAAAGTTTTAGGTCCTGTTTTACCATATGTTTTTTTAGTTGTCGTATCATATAGTTCTCCAAAAGTTATTTTATGTACTAAATCACCAGTTGACAGATTAGCACTTTCTGTAGAAACTCCATGATCATATGTTATTGTAAAAGGTGAAACGGCGTCTGGAGATTCTTGCTGAATTTTTTCCATTGCTATTTGAATACCTGTTTCTTTGGCCGAAACCATGCTACCCAATACTACTCCTCTTTGAGATTTTGGATATTTGACCAATTGGTAATAAATTAACCTGGCTTGAAATTGGTCAGCCATTCCATCCAAAGCTTCTTCTAGAGATATAAGCTCAGTATAAGGTTTTACAGCTTTTACAGCACCCCCCCCCATACTAAGTGCAGTTTGCAAATGTCCAATTGGATCCCAACTGACGTCAGTTCTTGGGCCGTGTGAATCATGTTTAACATCTGTTATATAATCCTGGTATGTACCAGCCTTTGATAAATTTAATACTTCTACCACAGGACGTCCATTAGCACCTTTATAAACAACATTGAATGTTATAGAAATCGGATTTGACGGAACGGGTTTAATTTCACTATATGTCATTAATTGGTCATGTACAAGATCCATATAATCACTCATAATTGTTATTTTAATTATAATATAACTATAAAATAATAATATAAATTTATTGGAGCATTGGCAATTTTTTAGAGTTGAATTTAGTTAATATTTTGAATACTTCATTTTTATATGTATCAATTCAACAAAAATACATATAAAAACACCCCCACAAAACATACATCTAAAACACCACCAAAACAAAGGGATGTCTACTAATCCCAAAAAGAATTTACAACAATCACAATCAAAGTCTACTTCCAATACGATTGACGAAAAACATACTGAAATGTTAAATCTTTTCAATGAAATCGAAACCATAACCATTCCCAACTTATTGGCCGAAAAAACACGCCTAAAAAACCTCATTCCTACTCTAAAAGACCACCAAATTGATGAATATATGGAAATTCGCGATAAAATCCTCGCTATCCAGGTCCAAATGCGGTCTCTACGTATTCAAAAAAAGCAATATCTCCTCGAGAATTCAAAATATATATTCGACTATTTTGAACAGAAAAAACAGATTTCCACGACTTCCAATACGACAAATCAAAATACCAATGTTCTCAATTCCTTCTTCAAAATAAAATCCACAAGACTATCTACAGATGTTGCTAATCCTAATTCTGATAAATATTCCCAATCCAAAAAAGCCTACCAAAATTATTGGCGAAACGTCAATAACGAAATCTCCAATATACAAGACTTTTTGGTATCAAGTGATGTATGCGAAATCTGTCATAAAGGAGAACTTATCCCCCAGGATGAGGAAGGTATTCTCATATGTAATAATCCCGGCTGTGGTAAATTCATTACCTATATTATCGATAGTTCCAAACCAACCAATAAAGAACCGCCCAATGAGGTATCTTATACTGCCTATATTCGCCTGAATCATTTCAAAGAGATATTATCCCAATTCCAGGCAAAAGAAACCACGCAAATTCCAGAAGAAGTTATTGATGCGATCAAGGCCCGTATCAAGAAGGAGCGTATCCAGGACATGTCACTCATTAATTATGATAAGATGCGTGATATTCTACGGAAATTAGGTCTCAACAAATATTTCGAACATATTCAATATATCAATTCGCTGTTCGGTATAAAACCACCAATTATGAATGAGGAACTTCACGAAACCCTCTGTGTTCTCTTTATTGAGATTCAAAAGCCATGGGCAGTTCATTGTCCAGCAAATCGCACGAATTTTTTCAATTATACCTATACTCTTTATCAGTTATGTGTTTTACTAGATCAGACCCAATATCTGCCTTATATTCCTATGATGAAAGACCGGGAAAAGCAGCTAGAACAGGATATGATATGGAAAAAAGTATGTAATGATTTAGACTGGGCTTTTTGTCCGACGGTATAATATATACAATGTCGACAGTGACAATAGCTTCTAACGGTTACTTCATTCGCTTACTTCGTTAGGCAACTTCGTTAGGCTACTTCGTTAGGCCATTTCATTCGGTTACTTCATTCGCTTACTTCGTTTGCTAATTTATCTTTACGCTTCAAATATGCCCGATGCCGGTACTCCTTCAATTTGTCCGGGTTCTCATCTTTCAGCTTATTTAAATAAATCTTGGCATTCTCCTTTACACGCTCCTTATTTTTTTCATAATACTTACGATGACGTTCATTATTCGTATATTTCTCTAATTGGGCATGAAGTCTATCAATTTCACCTTGTAATTGTGCAATTTTTTCATCTTTAGCGTCCATTTTATATTATGTTGGGGGATATTTTTCCTAAATAATAAACGTAAAACCATTAAATATTTATTGGCAATAAATATTTACTTACTAATTTGGTAAAAACCCCAGTTTTCTCCTTCCATGCTTTTTACATAGGGAACTTGACTAAATTCAAGCCGAGACCAAGTCCTGCACCGTTGCGGGCACTCGCACCCATGGCAGGGATAAAGACATCAAGAATGCTAAAGGTGGCGGCAGCAGTTAACGCAATGATAACGATCTCCTCAACATTGAGGGGTTTACGGGGGACAATAGTGGCAACAACGGCAACAACTAAGCCTTCGACTAAATACTTGATCGCACGCTTGACAAGTTCGGTTAAATCAAACATTCCAGACATTTTATTATATATTATATTACAACAAAATAATTCGAAGATTGCGATTCCCTAAATTATTAATATATCTGGCGAAACTCACTTAAAAATAAAAA